GGGTATCCATCTGCTGGACGCATAGCCTGGGCACTCTGGGGTGGTGATGCTGGGCAGACGTGGGCTGAGTCTGTGCTGAGGCAGATGGAGCGTGAGGATGGACAGAAGGTGGCACGTGAGCCAGGTGAGAGCGTGGATGCCTGCGTATCACGTGGCGTAGATGTGCTCATGTCGGAGGGATATGAGAGAGATCAGGCTGTGGCTATCGCCTACAGCCAGTGTGGTCAGAGGACCATCAGATGCTGCACTGGCATGGAGTCTGGTGTGTGCATGAAATCTGCAGAGGATGGTGGTGAGGACTGGCACCCAGAGCAGAAGGCTGCACGCCAACTGGTAGAGGAGGTGCAGGACTTTGAGACACCATCTGCAGATACAGACGTGGAGCGTCAGGGTGAGCCTGAGACACCTGCTACCCAGATCGCACGTGGTGTGTCTGCAGTGCTGCGAAAGCAGAAAGATGCCATCCTGAAAGAGCTGCAGGCCAGTCAGAAATCTCTATCACGTGCTCAGATGTTCTCACTGCTGGGTCTGGTGTCTGGCTTTGAAAAGGACATCGCTGATGCTGTGCTGGATCCCATGGTCCTGGCACTGAGTGCTGGGCATCAGTACGCAGCAGATGAGGCTGAGATAGACATCTCTGGATCCATCGGTGATGCCATCAACGTGCTGGGCAGAGACTATGCAGAGGCTCATGCAGCCAGTCTGTCCAAGCAGATGAACGCTGCCACGGTGCGTGAGGTGAGACGCATCATCTCCAATGGGATCACTGAGCGTCAGAGCATAGAGGACATCACCAAGGCACTGGAGCAGAACACTGTCTTTGACACCAGACGTGCACGGATCGTGGCACGCACAGAGACAGCACGTGCATTCACTGAGGGTGAGCTGCAGGCCATGGAGCAGTCAGACAGTGTGGCTGGCAAGAAATGGCTGAAGGCTCCCATGGCGTGTCCATTCTGTGAGCAGGCTGCGAAGGCCACACAGTCTGGTCCTATCGGAGTGCGTGATCCATTCCTCCAGGCTGGCATCATCAGTGCAGGAGGCAGGACCATGAAACTGCCAGAGCCACTGATGGCTCCACCACTCCACCCAAATTGCCGATGTGGCATCAGATCTGTCAGAAGGAAGATCGTAGATGAGTGAGCTAGATCCCACAGAGTTTGGACTGAAAGCCAACACCAAAACGGTGTGGCGTGATCTGCAGGTAAAGGGTCTGGACGTAGATGCCTCCAGACGTACGGTGGTGGCACGCATCACCTCAGATGCTGTGGATGAGGAGGGTGAGGTGGTGGTGCCTGAGGGCATCGACTACAGCAGATTCCTCAAGACTGGTGGGGTGGTTTTTTTCAACCATGAGTATGACCAGCCATGTGGCACGTGCATCAGCATCACACACACAGACCGTGGCATCCTGGCCACTACAAAGTTCCCAGACAGACCAGAGGGGTACAGAGGCGAGTGGCTACCAGACCAGGTGTTTGCCATGTTCGCATCTGATCCACCCATCGTGAAATCCTTTTCCATCGGCTTTGCCTATCTGGAGACCAGAGCACCCAACGCCAAGGATTTCAAGAAATACGGACGTGATGACATCAAACGGATCATCAGCAAGTCCAAGCTGCTGGAATACAGCGTGGCACCACTGCCTATGAACGCTGATGCCACAGCCATCCAAATCAACAAGGCGGTGGAGGCATCGTGCCATCCAACCGATACGTGTTTCACGCAGGCACCAGATCCAGATCCCAACAGCGTCGGTAGATCAGCCGAAGGAGCAGAGTGGGCAGATGTGGCTCAGCCAGTGCGTGTCAGTGACTCTCTAGAAAAAAGGGATATGCAAATGAGTGAAGACATCAACAAGAAAATGATGGTCGATCTCAACCCATCCATGACCATTGGTGAGCTGGCTGCTGCGTTGGCATCTGGTAAAGGTGAGCATGAGGATGAGGCTGAGAAAGTCCGTTCCGCTGTGGATGCGAAGGTGTCCAAAGAGGAAGAGGAAAAGCGTATGGACGATGACAAAGAAAAGGCAGAGCATGAGGATGACAAAAAGTCAATCCAGGATCTGGCCATGGAAGTCAAGCGTCTGAATGATCAATCGGTCAGTGCAGGTCGAAGCCGTCTGAGTGCAGGTATGCCACGCATCGAAGCACCAGCACGTGGAAACCTCAAGCACCTCAAGAGCCATGATGCTGCCTACGGATTTGGCAAGTTCATCTTGGGTGCTGCTGGTCACAAATCATCTGCTCAGTGGGTGCGTGATCACTACGGTGCGAAGGCTCACAGCGAAGGCAACAACTCACTCGGTGGGTTCCTGGTGCCTGATGAGCTGGACCAGTCCATCATTGATCTCCGAGCTGAGTACGGAAAGTTCCGTGCCAACACCCGCGTGCTCACCATGTCGCGTGACGTGCTCCAGATCAATCGGCGTGCTGGTGGTTTGACTGCCATCGCAGTAGGTGAGAACGGATCGTTCACTGAGTCTGAGAACAGCTTTGATCAGGTGACTTTGACTGCTGCCAAGTTTGGCGTGCTCACCAAAGTCAGCTCTGAGCTGCTGGAAGATGCAGTGATCAATCTGGGTGACTATGTGGCTGGTGAGATCGCCTATGCGTTCGCAAACAAGGAAGATGACTCTGGCTTCAACGGGGATGGATCATCCTCCTTCGCTGGCATCGTCGGACTCAAGAACGCTGTGGGATCTGCTGGTATCGCATCCGTGGCTGCTACTGGTGACATCTATGCTGGCTTGGCACTCTCTGATCTCAACGCTGTGGTGGGTAAAGCACCAGAGTACGTGTTCAGCCGTGCCACTCCGAAGTGGTATTTCTCCAGTCAGTTCTACTACGGAGCAGTTCAGAAAGTGATCTACGCTGCAGGTGGCAACACTGTGGACACCATCACTGGTGGTGGACAGCAGCAGCTCTTTGGATACCCAGTGGTGCTCAGTGATGTGCTCGCCAAGACGCACGCCACCTCCACCATCTTCGGATACTTCGGAGCACTGGATCTCTCATCCACTATGGGTGATCGTCGTCCAACTGAGGTAGCCACCTCAACGGACTTTGCATTCAACCAAGACCAGACTGCCATCCGTGGCACCACTCGATTTGATATCGTCAACCATGACTGTGGCGATAGCTCTGAGGCTGGTGCCATCGTGGCTCTCAAGTCGAACGCATCGTGAGGCAGGTACAAAATGATTGAAATCCAATCCGCAAAAATGGCTGGAGTGAAGGCAACCGTCAACACTGCAGCATCTGAGCAAAAGTTTGACACCCAGGGTGCGTCCTACTTGTCAATTTTTGTTGTCGCATCAGCTGGTGACGATACTGCTTTCGCAGAGCAGCCAACCATCACTGAGTCAGATACCGATGGTGGTTCGTACACTGCCATCACAGGTGGAGCCATGAGTGGTCTCACTTCTCCTGCTTCGCCTGGAGCTGATGATGGTGTTGGTGTGATCCACGTGGATCTGCGTGGACGTAAGCGGTTTATCAAGCTCGACTACACAGCAGGAGTCACATCCGATGTTGTCGTTCTTGGTCTGCTCACCCGACAGGATGAGGCTCCTATCACTGCTGCTGCAGCAGACTTTGCCTCCAGAGTGATCGTCTGATCTCTTCTGACTGCTAGCAAAAAGCGTAGGCTGGCCATCTTCTAGAGGTGGCCAGCCTACTGCTGGCAGTTTTCTCCCATCTGATCTGTGAGGTGCGTGCATGGCTTTGGCTGACAATGCTCTGGTATCACTGGCAGATGCCAAGACATATCTGGGGATCACTGGGTCTGATGATGACTCCAGGCTTGAGCAGCTCATCAACGCTAGCTCTACTGCCATTGAGTCCTACTGTGATCGCTCATTCAGAGAGCAGTCCTACCGTGAGTCATACAACGGTGTGGGCCAGCACACGCTCAGGCTCAGAAACTACCCAGTGACGCAGATCACCAGAGTGGCATATGGATCCAAACTGGGATTCACTGTCAGCTCTACTGTGGCATCTGATCTCAGAGTCACTGTGGAGGTGCAGGACAATGAGATCCACCTAGAGCGGTATGACTCCAGTGGCTCTAGAACACAGGTCACTATCACCTTTGGCAGTCAGCCAACGCTGTCAGCACTGGTGACTGAGATCAACACCAACACTGGCTTCTCTGCCACACTGTCCACTGATGCACTGTCTGAGGATCTGTTTCGTACTGGTGCAGTCAACGTCAAGACATCAGCAGCACACATCTACTTCCCAGATCAGGATGATACGTCCTACAGATTGCATGAG